CAGTAATGGGTGAGGTCTCAATGGTCCGGTACAACAATCTCATTAGACCTTGCTGAATATAAAGAAGTTCAGCAGGTTCACAGGAGATTATCCGGGGGCCACGGGAATCCTTTGGTACGAGACAAACTCGTGCCCTCGGGACAGACGTTGACGAGGTTTCCAATTGCGAGTACTCATCAGAAAGATGAGTCATCGACAAGAAGAAAAAATCAGGATAACTAAAAACGGCATCCAGCTTCTCGAAATAACGAAGTGAATGCCATTTCTCCTGATTTGGCGTACGGCAAGCGGTTGCTCCGCTGCCGTGATATGGGCGAATGTCTAGGGGGTCCGCATTACACAGGATTTCCCCTATAATCCGCCTCATACCGGCGATCAATGAAGAAGTGAAATCTTCTCCAAAATTGATCGCATTAGCAATACCAAGATCTGTTTGAACAAACTGATCCAAGTATCGCTTTTGCGTCTTCTCATCATAGTCAACCTCCAGCTTATAGAACATGTACGACAGTTGCCGTACACAATCCACGGCTGAGGAGTCACCGCCTAACGCTGCTTCGATAACCCTGCCCATGAATATTGGACATGGAATGGCTACAACTCGGTCTTCAACGGAATCCTCGAAAAATTTCGGGATTATTCCGCCAAATCGAATGTGTAGCCACCTCCTCTCGGCTTTGAAGTCGGGAGGAGTTACCCACTCTGATAAAGAATGGAAGTTATCGAGTGCCTTACCTATAGTTGGTAAAGTCACCGTCAGGAAGTTAAGCCCCTCATTGTCCAAGCGCTTGTTAAAGGCTTTTACATCAGCCTCATCAAGCCACTCGTTGTAGCTGGTTTTTGCTAGGTTGGTCCACAAAAGACCAAGGCTTTTCAGGTCACCGGTGTTATACATCGACGATCCTCCAAAGGCACCCAAGCAAAATCCTATTGTACCTCTAACAAGGGAACCAAACACCGAACAGTGTTAAGTCCTGCTACGGCGATCCTATAGCCCAGATGGGCGGCGAGGTAAGTTTCCTTAAACCTCGCTGTTCAGGACCTTGGTCCAATTGGCATTTGAACCACCCTCAATGATGAAATCAACAAGTCTGTTGATTTCCTCTATGCAGATGGCATTTGTCAAGGCCGAGTTTGGTGGGCGCACCTGAACCACATACGTGGATACGGTGGCCGGCACACCGAACGCATCGACTTCAGTTCTGTCGAGACGAACGAGATGCCGTGCTTCGCCGCTCTTTCCTGTCTGATGTGAAACGGACATCAATTTCGAGGCTGGCGGGGTTATACCCGCTACCGAGAAATTGGATGCTCCTGCATCAGCTGCTTGCAGATCATAGACAACAGTATTGGTGTCTACATCGGTAGCAGAGTCTTTGGAAAGTGTTTGTGAAGTACCTAAGGACATGTGGTATGCCTCTCCCCACTGAGGGGGAATGATCTCCAAATCATAAAGTGTGATTCGGAAAGGTTAACGTTTACCGCACCGTTCTATGAACTCTCTTATGAGAGAACATTTCAAACGTCTTGGTAGAACTACCGATTTTACGAGCCAGCACGAAGAGTGCTGCTAATAAAGATCGCTATCCACGACCCAAAATTTACAGGCCGAGGACAGTGGCCAATGAGAGAAGATTCACCCATTGGCCTCCAGTGGGGCGTTTCCATCCGAGCTGTATATACAGTGGAACGGATGGATCGACGGGGATGCGATGAAAAAACCGCACCCTCGAATAATACCCGGCTGGTAGGGTTCTGCTCGTGGTACTCTCGGGATAACCATTAGGGTTAACGATTACCTCAGAGCCCACTGTATAGTCTTCCTTGTAGCTCACAGATGAGTCTACAAGTTGTATCGGGAGTTCAAGCGCGTCTTTTCTGAACTGATGCAACCAATCACCAACGTTCGCGAACCAATCGAGAACGAAGGAGAAAGGTATTGCATCCCAGATTATACGCGGGTTAAGCTCGAACCCGAAACCCTCTGATGAGAGTCTCAGGGACTCATCTAGCTTATTTACCACAGCAAGTTGCTGCGGCACGTAAGTACAATGATACTTAACCTGACTCGTTAGAGTTCCTCGCCAATTAACCTT